TGACATGTTTTTGCTAATAGAGGTCTCGGAGTATAATCCGCAAAACGAAATGTTCCTAAATTTCAAAACGAAATGTATCTTTTCTCAAAACGAAGCGTATATTTTTAATCTGTTTTTATGCCATTATATTTTCGTTTGAATTATTTTTTATAGTTTGATAATCTTTTCTATTTCCGTTTCGATTTTCTTTTGTATTAGTTCTTCGAGTTCCTTACTTGGTCCGATGAATTGCCTTTGTGGTATTTTCACTTTGAGTTTTTTCTTTTTCGTTAGTGCGAGAGCTTTCCATTTTTGAGCTTCGGGGGGAGCTTGTTTCTTTGGTTTATCCGTTTTCTTTTTATCCGTTTTCTTTTTCGTTTTTGTGTCAGCCTTAGCCCCTTTTTTCTTTTTTTTCTGTCCTGTTTCCTCATAATATCTTGCCCATGCGTATTTTCTCATTTTTGGTGTCACAGTGGGTTGTACGGTGCCTCCTTCGTTATGTATGCTTGCGTATGGCACATCGTTATAGATCAGAACCTCTGCGCTGCCGGCTCTGTATCCGATGGATCTGGAGAGATGTGGATGTTGTGAGAGCAAAGGCCCATATTTGCTCGATGCCGATTTACCCCCTTGCAGTTGTCTTTTCGTTGCCGGCCATGCTTTGAATCCCCCGTTTGTAAATCCCCCTTTCCTGAAAGAATCATCGAAGAAGTCTTTAGCCATTTTCCCTGCCATCCTGGGCAGTTTTGTGTTTGCCAGCTCGGCTATTTGCCGTGCTTGCCTTTCTATTTGCCTGTTAATTTGCTGAATATTCATATCATTTTACCCTGTGTGAGTTGTTTTGCCACATATCCTCATATATTTTGATGCCGCTTCTGAGTGTGTAATGTCTCGACCGAATCCTCGTCAGTCTCCCGATGTCATCTGATATACGAAGTCCTTGCAGCTTGTCGGCCACTTGCTGTGCCATTTGTTGCCTTTCGGCGATGAGTTCTTCTGTTGTCGATCCTCGGTGTGTGTCGTCGTAGCAGTCGATAGCCAGCCTCGTTATGAAACTTATATCCGCCGTCATCCCCGCCATTCCTTTGTTTCTCCATTCTGCCTGGAGCTCGCCGATGAGCAGTGCCGGGTAGGAGAGCGGGTATGTGTCGTCGTCGGTTTCGAGCTGCCCGTAGTCTTCATCTACGAGTGCGATGTCAGTGAGCTCTTGGAGTGCTTGGAGCACTTTTAAATATATTTCTTCCATGCTTAAATTTTTATGTTGGTTCTTTTTCCTGATTTTGATGCGATGCGTGTTTCGTTTGCCATAACTCCCACGAGGTCTCTTCCTTGTATTCTGAAGTTGATGCCGAGCGGCTGCGCTCCCTCTGGTGAGCCGATGAGTGAGCGCAGCTTGTCGAGCGGTGCTACTACTTCGGGGTTGTTGGAAGCTCCGGCGTATTCTCCGATGAGCGCGTAGGTGGGCCCTGACACGATGCCTCCGTCCGCGAAGGCTGCTATAGATCCGATAGCCGCTGTTGTGGCTGCGGCGGCCGCTGCGAATCCTGCTGCAATTCCATATCCTGCGAATGGAATGTAAGCGTGAGCAGCCATATACTGTGCTGCTGCGAGTTCGAGGTATGATGCAGTGGCTGCTTTGTTAGCGATGACGGCGGGTACAGCAGCTGCTGCGTTAGTTTCTTGAGCAGCTGCATTAGTGAATGATGCTGTAGTGGCAGCCGTTGTAGCAGTTGCTTCTGCTGTTTGTGCTATTGTCTGCCCTTTTGTAAGTGCAGTAATCACCTGTATGATTCCGATAATAGCGTTTAGGCTTTCATATACTGCGATGAATGAGTCGATAACGGCAGTAATTTTTTGCCATGCGTCGGCATCTCCCTCAAGAGTTTCTGTAACGCTCTTTATAGTGTCTCCTATTCCTTTTATGGCAGAATATCCTTCTTTAAAAGTGTCGAAAGTTTTGACAGACTTTTTTCTCCATTGCTCATATACGCTAATCATATTGATTACTTCTGCCCTCTGCTTATCATCGAGCGGATTTTGTGTGTTGTCGAGCAGTTTTTGGAGTTCCTTGATTTTGTTTGTGAGCGCGTCGAATCCTGTTTCTTTTATTTTGATGTTGAGTTCCTTTTTGTCGAGTTGCTGTAGCTGCTGCAGGTCGAATTTTTCGTTTTCGATTTTGACTGGAATTTGTAGCTGCTCTTTTTTCTTCTCTGCTTGTCTTATCTGCTGTTGTGAGATTGCGATGTCGTTGGGATTAGTTGTGCGTTGCTGCTTACTTTGGTGCCAGGATATAGCCTGGTCGATGTCTCTGATGTTGTCGAGCGCGTCGATGTCGGCAGGTTTTTGCAGGTCTTCGTTGAAGTCATCCCATTTCTGCTGTAGCTCTTGCAGCTTGTCGATGCGCTCTTGCAGCAGCTCCTTTTCTTCTGTGGTGGCAGTTTGCTGCAGTTGCTGTGTGTATTTAATGGCATAGTCGAGTTGCTCTTGTGTTTTTATTTCTTCTATGGGCGCAAGCGCTCCGTTGTCGGCAGCCTCTATTTTGTTTTGCTTCTCTTGCAGCTGCTGTTTTCTCTGTGTGAGCATTTCCCTTTGTTCGGGGTTTTGCTCTATGTTGAGTTTAGCTGTAACTATGTCGATTTCATCTTGAATTTTCTTTGGTGTGTCGAGTTTGTCGATGTCGAGTTCGAGGTGTGCCTGCAGTGTGAATTGCTGCTGCTTGTTTTCGATGTCTTTTATTTGCTGCTCAATGTCGGTGAGGTCGGCTTGTGGTGCGAATTCCTTGATGTTGTTGAGATACTGGAGCTCTCGTTTGAAATCGTCGAGCGAATTAAATTCGAGTGGTCTTTCCGCTTCGTCGTATGCAGTTTTTATCTCTTCTCTTTGCTTTCTGATTTCATCGAGTTTAGCCTTGGCCTTCTGCATTGCATCCTGGTTTCCGGCTTTAGCGGCTTTCTGATATATTTCTTTCTGCTTTTTCTCTTCGTCGCCGAGTTTTTCGTATTGAGTTCTTTTATTTTTTGTTTTGTTGGAATCTTTTGCGAGCCCATATTTTTTCTCGAGTGTTTCTTTTTGCTTGTTGAGCTGCTTGAGCTCTTTGATGAGCTTCTGTGCCTCGGGCTTGTTTGAATCTTTTTCAGAATAGTTTTTGAGCTTTGCAGATATTTGAGTTATGCGCTCTTCTAATTGCTTTATAGAAAGGGCTTTTGTGTCGTTGTTGTTGTGCTGTGGTGCGTTATCTTTAGGATTTTTCTTTCCTTTATCATCAGTTTTTTTCTTTAGTTGAGCTTTTGTTTTTTCAGCTTCAGCTATGACTTCTTTCTGCTCTTGCTGCAGCTCTTTTATTTCTTGGTTAAGTTTTTGTTGCTCTTCCTCTATTTCCTTTGCCTCATTTCGTATTGAGCCTGCCATTTGAGCTGTTATGCCTAATCCGTCGGCCATAACATCGTTGCTCATATTGTCAGCCTCCTTGTTTTTTTCTTTTTTCTTTCTTTCGAGATCCTTGATTTGCTTGTATTTTTGTGCGATTTCGTCGGCATAGAGCCTTGCTGTTGCCTCGTATGCGAGCTGATCGCAGTATTCCTTGCTTTTTTTGATGAGTGTGTCATACCATTCTTCAGCTGTTTCGTATTGCCCGAAGCTTTCTCCGTATTTTTGGTTGAGCACTTCTATGGTGTCTTTTGTGTCGCCATTAGTGTCGATGAGGATTTTGAGTCTGGTAATATAGCTGTCGATTTCGCTTTTGGCCTTGGCCTGTGTCTCATTGAATGTGTTTTGTGCGTCTTTAAGGCCGTCCACTGCGTTGGCTGCATTTTCCACGCTGTCGGTTGCCTCGTCTGTTTTTGTAGTGAAATAATATATAGCTGCCGCAATAGATGTTATGGCTGTAATTATTGCTGAGCCTAAGAATAGTGTTCTTAAAGAAACGGTGAGACCTTTAGCTGCGAGCGATGCCTGAACAGTTGCGATTTTGAAAGTCTTGATTTTGTTGCCGGCTTTAACGAAATATTCGCCGAATCCTGCCAATGCTATTTTAACGGCTTTAGCGGCACTTAACAATTGCGCTATGTTTGTGCCTGCTTGGAAGATGGAGTTTGAAAATGTGAGAACTGGCTGGGTATTAGAAGCTAATTGAGCTATAGCATCTGTGAGCCATGCAAATTTATTTTTGAGCGCTTGTAGCGAAGCTCCGCTTGTCTGCTCCATTTGCTGGAATGCCTCGTCGATAGTACCGGCTGAGTTTTGCATAGCAGCTACGTTTTCATCGAATTTGTCGGCGAGTTGGTTTGTGAGCGGTATGAGAGCTCGCAGGCTTTCGGCGCTTCCGAAGAGTTTTCCGTATATTTCTTGCTCGAGCATACCGGAGGAAGCTGCGTATTGCTTTACTGCTGCATCGAGGCTCTTGATGAAGTTTTGCATGCTTCCTGCCGACTTGATTGCTGCTGCATCGAATTGTATACCCATGGCAGCAGCCATTTCAGCTGCTTCGCTGCTTGGCTTTACGAGTGCAGTGAAGATGGCTGCGAGCTGTGTGCTTACCTCTGCTGTGTTACCGCTTACTCCGGTGAGTGTGGAGAAGGTTGCCATGAGCTCGTCTATCGTGACACCTAAAACCGAAGCGTTGCTTGTTACCCGTGGCAGGGCTTGTGCAAGCTGCTCGAAACTGGTAACACCATTTTTTGCAGTGAGCTGTATTTTGTCTTGAATGCTCATTGCGTCTTCCCATTCTAAGCCGTAGTTTTTAATGATGGTAGAAGTTACCTTTACCACCTCTTGGAGGTCTGCCAATCCTCCGATGCTGCTTTTTGCCGAAGCCTGTAGGTATGAGATCCAGTTGTCCTCTGGCACTCCGTTGCTAATAACCTGATAGAGTCCTTTAGCGAGTGCGTCTCTTGCCATTGGCACTGTGTTGGCCACATCAGCCACTTGGTCTTTGAGCTTTGCGAAGTCGTCGGCTCCTTTTCCAGCCATTGTGTTAGCCTCTCTCATGGCAGTGTCGAAGTCTCTGCTCTCTTGAGTGAGGTTGGTGATTCCTCCGGATATTTTTGCCACTATATTGCTAAGATTCTCGTATGCTTGGAATCCTTGATTAGCATTGAGTAGTGAATCCCTGAGTTTTTCGGATTCATCTTTTACTGTTCCGATTTGTTTTCCTATTTCTTCCAAGTCGGTGGTTGCATCGACGATTTTTTCTTTCCCGTCGATTACAAATTTAAGTTTTATAGTAGCTTCGGCCATGATGAGAAGTTAATTAAATATAAATAAATGCTTAAAATGGATTATGTTTCTCTTTTTTTTATTATATTTGCAGCAGAAACCAAAATAGAAGAGTTATGAGCCGCAGAAGAGATAGAAGAAGTATAAGATTAAAGAGACATTTGGTAAAAGTAAGGCGCGTTGCTTTTGCTTTTCTGATTTTTTCTATTCCAATAATATGTATATTGGCATTGACATCCTTTGCTCTTATGTTCTTTGGCCATTACCTATGGGTTATATTGGGCTGGGTTATTGGCTTGATTGTGGGGATAGATTTATGTATTATAATGGAGTATAACGGCATTTGGAAGCGTTACTATTAGCCTCCTTTTCCCTTCTCCATCCTCTTCATAAGCTCCTCCACCCTCTTCTCGCTTTCCTCTTGCGTCAGCCTCTTTGCCCCCTCTTGTTTTTTCTTTTTATCCCAGGGGAATTGCAGCAATGCCTTTGCAGTGATTTTCTTTTTCAGGTGCGGCTGTATGCAGATAGTTGCCAGCAGCCTCATTCTTTCCCATGCGTCTTGCGTCTGCATTTCCTTTTGCTTTTGCCACGCGTCATACACAGCCTGAAATTCTTCTATCGTCAGCTGGCAGAACTCTTCATGGCGCAGCCCCATTTGACCTAAGGCCACGCCATAGAGTTCCACTATCGTCAGCTTTTTTTTCAACCTCCGAGCCCTCTTGAGGTCGCCCATCAGCGTCTTGCATTAGCGAATTGGTCCATTTTTCCAGGTCAGCCGGCATCAGGGCGTCGGCGAAGTCCTCTAAGGAGTAGTCGAAGTCCACGCCGTCGGCTTTCGATGCCGACTTGATGCAGCAGTATAGATAT